GTAGACGTTTATGTAATGACTTTTTAAATACTAACGCTTTTTTTCTTCTCTGAGCAGGTGTCAGTATTTTTTCTGCTATAAACGGCTCCATGTGTTAAACAGTCCATCCACCAGATGCTATTTTAGTATATTGGCCATTTGTTACATTGGCTCTTAAAAACTGGTCTGCATCTTTTTCAATAATAGTTACACTTGCTGCTGGCAAAGTACAGGAACCTACTACAGTACCATTAGTTCCACCTTCTGTTCCATCAGAATCTATAACATTTATAATTGTAATCGCGGATGCATAAACTGCAACCGCAGTTGCTTTAGTTAATCCTAAATTCGTAGCAGTTGTGGCAGTTTGTGCTGCTAATAGTTTCATTCTACTCCTATTTCAAAGAATGCTTGTTCAATCCCTTTTAAAAGACCTCTTTCATTCTCAACTATATCTTCTAAAAAATATCGTTTTTCTTCTTCACCTAATGTTTGCATGTATTGTAATACTACATTAGCAGTTTTAAAATCAACGGGAACAACTTCTCCACTCATTAAATGTAAGTCAGCTTCTTTAACTGTTGAAGCAGTTTGTAATTCGCTAACTATGTCAAAACTTTCTTCAACATGAACTTCTGGTTGAGCTTCTGGCTGAACCTCAGGTTGGACCTCTGGTTGAGCTTCAACTGTTGGTTGTTCAACAGGGTCTCCACTATAAGGATCAACTTCTACTGGTTCTGTCACTGGCTCGGCTACTTGCTGTAATTCACCAAACATGTCTTTTGCCATCTGTTGTTTCAATCCATCAATCTGCGCTTGAGATCTATCGTGCAGTAGTGTATTAAAATCAGTCTTGGCTTTAATATTGTCACCTAAAATAACATTATCTATAAAACTTTCAGTACTCATAATATATTTCCTTTAACCGTAATTGCCACAAAAATCATCAGAAGATACTTTATTTAAAAAAGTATCTATGGATCTTTGAATATGTGAATCTTTAATTTGTGTAGCTTTATTTCTTGCTATCACAATATCAATGTGTTTACTTATTCCCTTCTCACCTCGTGCTGTGCCTTTACCATCGTTAGTATAAATTCCGCTCTCTAAAGCTACATTTCTAAAGTTTGATTCGTCTCTATCGTTCTTTAGCTTTATATCACCTCTTTCGACCTTTCTAGTAACATCAACAGCTATTTTGAATTTTTCTCTAGCTTTGTCTAAGGCTTTACTCATTTTACCTAATTGTTTATCAGCAGATCTTCCTAATAGAGCAGATAGCCAATCACCAAAACCTTCGTTAAGGTTTTCTTCTTGTATGGTCGTATCAGTACATCCTCCAGAACATGGTTCAGAACGCTTTGATTCTGCTACAAATTCAGAATATGTTTTCATCCTACCTTCTCCATTTTCATGAAATTTGATAAAAATTGAGGTTCTTTTGGTTCAACTTCTGGTTCTGTTGGTGTCTGCTTAGATTGCCATTGCATATCACCATCATCTCCATCTCCTTGATCATCTTCTCCATCTTCTGGCTCTTCAGGTTTTTCAGCAGCAATTTCTTTATCGATTCGTTGAATTTCTTCTTCTGACTGCCGTAATACATATTTTCTAATATATTCCTGAGAAACATATTTACCAGTATACTCCTCAATATCTCTCAATATATTTAGCCGATCTTGTAATAGCTCTGCTTCTTTTAATTCTGTAAAATGGTTATCTTTTCCAAAATTATATTTTATCAAATGTCTAAATGCTTCATATTCTTCTATTGTAGTAATGTTTTTTAATACTAATTGTTTCTCTAAACATTGATCAAGAATATTTGAAAACTTAGTTCTTAACTTGTCTATAAATCTTGAGAATTTTAATTCATCTCTACTAATTTCAGATGCTCTTCCTAATTGAAATGGTGTATCTGCTTCCAATCTTGAAAGAGGAACATTCATTGATTGATAAAGTTTCTTTTTAAAATACTCGACGTCTTCCATCTCTCCTAGATTTTGACCACCAGGAAGTGTTGTAATTTCAGTACCTCTACCACCTTCTCTTCTTGGTAACCAATAATCTTCCATCATAGATTGATGACGTCGATTATCTTGTATATCACCTGTTGATGCATCATATACAAGTTTATTCTTATAACGTGTCATGATGTCGCGAAGATATTGTTCTGCTTTTACTTTTGGTAAATTTCCGACATCAATATAAAATATTCGTCTTTCTGGTGCTCTTGCAATTCTATAAATTACAACAGCATCTTCAAGCATAGTAAGTTGATTGAGTGGTTTAATTGCTTTATGAAGATATGAAAGAACCATGCTCTTACTACTATTCATTAAACCAGATGTTGTATGAATAATAGAATCATTAGCAATCTTTAAACCAGTACCTCCTCCTGCATGTAATCCTTTTTCATTATACATGAAATATTCATGATAATCTGGTATAAGACTTAAATCATTACCTTTAGGCTTGAGCATTTCTCTAACTTTTTTAATTTTTAAAGAATCTAATGCTCTTAATTCTTGAATACCAGCTTTTGTATCTTTCGGGTCAATCATTACATGATAGTAAAGGCGCCCTTCAACATACCATCGTCTAAAAATATCGTAAGCAGAGTTTTTAAAATCTAATAATAATAAAATATTATTAAATTCTTCTTCAATCCTCTCTTTAATTTTAGATGAAACAGATAGACTAGAAACGTCTACATTAACAGGATTAACAGAAGTAGATTGTTGTTCATTTGTTATAATCGCTTCTTGTAAAATATTTTCGACAGCAAGATCACATTCTGGATGTTGCATCATGTCTCTATATTTCAAAACTAGATCGGCTTCATTTTTTGCCGATCCTTCCATATTTAAATATGACGCAAAAGCGCCACCAGCAGATGTAGCCTCTAAAGCTCCATCGTTATTCTCTGGTATAGCAAAAGCTGGAAGATCAGGTGCTTTTGCTCTTTCAATATTAAATCCAAAAATTTTCATAATTTATTTTTTAGCTGCTTGGTTTCTTAAATGCTTTATCATGCGTATAAAAATCATATTGCCACGAAACAGAATATTCTTGAATAGAATTAGTACTGTCCCAATTTAAATCAATGCTTGATACTACTGACGGCCAACATTTTTCAAATTTCCATGTTTGATCAATAGTACCTTGCTTTTTGTAAGCATCTAATGTTAAAACGGTTGAGAATGCGCTACGATTACCCATAGACATTGAAGCTTTATTTGCTTTTACATCAGAAAAACTATTAATCCAACTTTCTAACATTCTTCTAATGTTCATATTTTCATCATTTATTATAGTTGTTGTAATTTCACCAAATTCCCTATCACCCGCAAATTTTACTTCTCGTCCAAAATAAGGTACAATGATAGTACCTAACGTCGATGCTGGTATGCCAGACACAGTTTTGCACATAAACGAAAAGTCAGATGTTGCATTTGGTCCTGCTAAAGCTGCATTAGAAGGTACATTTCCTAAAGTAGCTTTAAATAAATTTGGTCTTGCACCACCACTAGTGAGTTTAGAAGTAAACTGTGAAATTTCAAATGATGTTGATGCCATTATTCTCCTAATAAATTAAATCGTTTTATCGCCCATCAAAAAGCGCTTCCTGGAGGTCCACCACTAGGCATTTGAGTCGCTGTTCCATGTGTAAAATAATCGTATGCCCAAGTAGTTGTAAATTCCATGATTTGATCATTGGAATCCCAGGATAAATCAATAGCATCTAAGGATGTAGGAAAACAATTAATAAATTTATAATTTTGGGTTCCTGCTGTTGACCCTGTTTTGGTTAATGGTTCAAGTTCAAGATCGCAAACATATCCAGATTTTCCGGATGTTGCTGTTACACGTTTATTAGTTTCCATTTGATTGATTTGATCCATCCAGTTTTCAATTCTATTTCGTACTGCATAACCTTCATCATTAATAATTGTCAGAGTTATATCCTCAAAAGTTCTATTTCCAGGAAATTTGACTGGTCTACCAAAGTAGTTCACAGTGACAATGCCAACCGATGAGGTTGGCATTTGAACACCTTTACACATAAAAGGAAGTAATGCTGAACCATCTTGTGTTGATACTAGGTTCACCCCTTTTAATGTGGCTGTGACTTTAAAAAGTGCAGATCGAGCACCTTCTTTTGCTAATTTTGATATAAATCCAGAACTTCCATCAATTGCAAATGCCATTTTTTCTCCAGTTATTTAATAGTATTTATACCTATTATATTGCGTTTGTGATTTCTGAAAATTCAACACCACTCCGAACAGCAACAAAATTAAGTAAAATAAAATTAATTGATTTCGTTGGTTTAATGAAAATAGAACCAACAAACTCATTTCTATCAATCACTTCAGGCGTATTATTTGAATCGTCACAGACAACTGCAAAATCAGTTATACCACCTCGTCCTTGAATATCTCTCAAGAAAGGTTCTACGGAAGATGTAAATCTTGCTCTTGTAAATTCATCATTAAATTCAAATAACGAAGCTTCTGCAAATCTAGAAATTGATTTTTCTAAAACAATAAACAATCTTCTAACATTAATTCTATCAAATGCAGAAGGTTTAGTTAACATTGTTTTATCACCAAATAGTACTGTTCCTTGTCCAGGAAATGTTACAATAGGATTAATTGCATTTTTATATAATGTGTCTCTCTCTGCTTTAGTAGGATTAAAAGCTAACTTAACTATATTATTTAAATTACCTCTATTAAATCCCGCAGGAGAAAAGAAGAAATCTCTTTCAGCAGCTGTTCTAACTACTAAACCAGCTGTGTCTCCATTACAAGGTACATATCGGAATAGATCGTTGTATTTGTCATACTGATATTTATACGACCCATCAAGTATTGCATAAGATGTTGATCCAATAGCGTCTCTCTTTTCTATAATCCTATCAACTGGAACTGATGCATTAACTACATCATCCTCATCAGGTGAAACAAATACCATGCAGTCTTTTCTAATGTGTGCAATATTTTCAATTATGTGTTTTGCAACAACTGAGCTAGTATTCGCTGTCGTTATACATGCTACATCTACTTCATCCGGATTTTTAAATTTATTGTATCCAGTAGTTAAATCAGCATCTGATAATGTATTTCCATCAACACCACCTGTAAGACTATCAGTTGTTATAATTCCATTTGCTTGATATTGAGGTGCAACTGCTGAATTAGCTACTGCTCCCCATGCTAAGGTATTTAATGACGCGTCTCTATCTCCTGCACTATCATGATCCATCCACCAGATATAATCTGATTCAGTATTAATAACAGTTTTATAAAATTGTTGAGTACCATCATCCTCTACTGCGCCTGAAGCAACAGAAAGATTAGAGAAAGTCTCTAGCACTTGCCCTTTCGTACCTGTCCATTCACCATCTTCGTCTGCAACTACAATATGCACTTCATCTTGAGTAGTGCCTTTGCGTGTTCCATAAGCAGAAGTGGTAGGTGCTGTATCAACTGAACCATGGTATTCCCATTTACGAGTAAATACATTGGCCGAAACAGCATTCGTAAGAGCAGTTCTTAAAACTAATGCGGTATTAGATGTAATAGAATTAACTGTTACTTCTTGAGAATTAATTGTTAGTATATCTCCAGCAGTTATTTGTAGATCGAACTTAGTATTAGTACCTGTAACAGCTGTATTACCAGCAGCACATGTAAGTGTACCAATCATAGTTGTTTCAGATTCTGAAAATCCGGAATTTGTTTTTCTAACAAATGTATTACCAGCACCTTGTGCAGAAATACCACTACCATAAACAACAATTTGTGTAGTATTGGTTACTGCAGTGACAACATAACTGTTAGAATGACAAGTTACTACATCTCCTACGCCGACTTCTGTAGTAAATGAAGTTCCTACTCCTGTTACTGTCGCAGCACCACTAGATGGTGTGCCAACTGTAACGGTACCTGTTAATGTAGCGCCAGGTTTATCAGCACCACATATGGAGACTTTAAGAGAATTTCCTAAGACTCCAGGATATTTTGCTACAAAATTACCATAGTCATCACTGGCTGTTCCACCATGATCTGAATCGTATGTAACTTCGTAACTATAGTTGTTCGTTATTGCTACTGCGTTTGTAGCATCAGAAGTTGCATTCCTTGCTGTTGAGTTTGCAACTCTTACTGTTTGCAAATTATTTCCATATGATAAGAAATTTGCAGCAGTAAAAAAATAATTATATGTTTCTAAATTTGGTTTGTGAAATACTTCCGTGAGATCGGATTCGCTTGAAATGGTTCTAATTTCTTGGACAGGTCCCCATTGAAAAGCGCCTACAGCACCACCAACCGTTGCCCCTGCTTCAGGTACAATAGTTGAAAGGTCTATCTCTCGTGTCACAACTCCAGGACTTACTGTAAAAGGCATCTTTATTCTCCTAAATCAATTGTGCAGACATTAAATAAAGCATATCTGATTTATTTATAAATTTATGGGTTTACATAATTCCTGTCACATACTCACCCGGAACAACTCTCCAAGTTGTTCCATCAGCTTCTGTAACAGTCTCTTCTTCTGTACCATCTTCAATAAAACCAAAAGGAACTAGGTCTTGTTCTATTTCTTTCATCTTGTCCCCATACAGTTTTTCTCTTAAATCAATGTCTGTAAGTTCTTTGAAATATCTTTGTTGTGTTAACCAAGCAAAAATTACTAATGAAATAACTAAATCATCATTATGACCTTCTTCAGCTTCATATGACGTTTTACTTTGTGAAAATGTAGTTAATTCATATAAAACATCATAATCATTTAAAATTAACTTATCTTCTTCTACTAAATTTTTTAATGTACTACATCCTATTCTTTTTACTTGTTTTGTTGTTCTTACTCCAAGTGATGTATTTTTACCAAATCCACCACCCAGTTGTTGTCCTGCTCTACCTTTCCAGGACATCATCATAATATTATCATATTCCATATCTAAATGGAGTATATCAGCTACTTGTGCTCCAATATCATTCACTTCTATTAAAACGTGTGCACTGTTATAATGTTTAGCTGCTTCATAAATTATATTTGGATATAACATAGGCGAAATTTCATTGTCTCTAAACTTCGCAACCAGTTTATATGGTAATTCAGTTGCATCAATTATAGTAAAGGCTGAATAATCTAATCCTTGTCCTCTTGCTGTATCAGCAATTAAAGTATAACTGTGTTTTTCTACTGGATGTTCATAGACATCTAATTTTCGCTTTTGATATATTGGTTTAATAAAAGGTATACTTCTTAATTTTGATCCTGCAATAAGTGTATGAGTAGAACCAACAAACTCACATCCAAACTCTTGTTGGAATTGAGTTTCAGAAGTATTCTTTATTGTTTCTTCTTTCCACTTTTCATCTCTACCAGGAACTTCTGACCAATGAACATCTATTGGAACATATGTACTTCTACCTTCTTCCGCATCAACCCACATCTTATAAAACATATTCAAACCAAGAGGTGTTGATACAATGAATACTTTTGTAGTTTCACCAGAAGAAATTGTAGGATATACAGAACTAAAAAATGATTCAGCTAATGCATTTGGAATGTGAGCAAACTCATCCAAAAATATAATATTAAATGAAGAACCACGAATGGCAGAAGATGATGTTGCAACAGCTAACATCTTAGAACCATTTTCTAATTCTATGTTTCCTTTATTCCAAACTAACACTCCTTGTTGTAACCACTTTGGTAAATTCTCATATGCTAGTTTTAATCTATCTAATAGCTCTCTTGCTGTTGCACCTTTGTTAGCAAGAATACCAACTTGTACATTTTCATTATATAAAATGTAATGTAAAAGAAAAGAAATGATTACTGTTGATTTACCAGACTGTCTTGGAAGTTTACAAATAACAAATCTATTATTAACAAATTCATTAATCATCTTCTTTTGAAACGGATACATCTCAAAAGGAATTAATCCTCTATCAACATGAACTATTTGTACGTATTGTTCTATAAAATGTATAGGATCTTGTTGACATTTAATATATTCAGAGAGTTCATCTTCTGTAAATTGTACAGGAACATTAGCTGATTTTAATTTTGGATTACCTAGGTAACTCGTAGAGCTCATATATCCTTTTATTCTGAGTTATATTTCACCAACATAAGTTGCCCAAAATTCATTATAATCTACATCTAAATATGTTGCAGTTTGACCTTGATTATGTCTTGCATACAAAGAAACGTAATCACTAGATCCATTTAAAGTTACTAAACCAGTACCTTGTAGTGCTATGAGCAAATCTGAACTTACAGACATTCTTAATCCTTCATATCCGTATACATCTCCTGATGATGTTGATCCGTTTTTTCTTATTTGTGCATGTAAATATTCACCATCATCTAATTGGTCACACCATACTGTATATCCACACAAGTACATTCCTGACTTAGTAGGTGTAAATCTTCCACTTGCGAACTGTCCAGAATCCCACCTTTCAGTCCAAGTTCCTAAAGCCGAAACTTCATACCATGTATTATCAGATGACATTTGAACTTGTGATGAAACATAAGCAGAAAAACTCTGCACTTTTTGTGTTACTCCACTTTGTATTGTGGGAGTGCCACTATCATCTTCTATTGTTGATACTCCACCTACTTTTAAAATTCCTGACATTTTATCCTGCTATTGCTTTTATTCTGGTTCCGTTGGCCAGGTTACATTTGAGAGTTGACCATTATCATCTAATTTTGGTGAAGAGGTAGATGGTAGATCTCGTAAGGATTGTCTATATGTTTGCCAATCAGAATCATTACTTAAAGTTACATCACGATATTGTGTCCAATCGGTCTCTGTTAATCTTCGGTTTCTCTCTTCTCTTAATAAACGCATTGGTTCTGCATTTATCATTTCTGATAATTTTGTTTGAATTTCTTCTTCTGTTGGTGGTGTTTGTCCATCATTAAAAATAAATTCAGTTACAGGGCCAAAAGTCGGCCCTGATAATGCACCACCCACTAATTCTTTTACTGCATTAAAATAATTCATCCGACAATTTCCATACACGTTATAGTAGAAATGGCTCTCCCTGTATAATCAGCATCCGTTGTTGTATGTCCTGTGTTTATTACCATAGTGCCAGTATGTCGTGATGTAAATTGAACTTTATAAGTTCTTTGAGATGTTGTGTTTGGAGAATCTAAATACAACATTGTAGCAGTAGATATTTCTGCATCATCAGCTGTTCCACCTAAGGCCCCCATAGTCATTCTGCTTCGACTCCCCGATGCAGTACCTATCGCTCCAGTTAAATCTGAATATGAACCACCAGCAGTGATTGCTAAGATTTTAAAAAACCCTGCATAAGTTTGACTTCCATACGAAATAGAGATGTTTATTAATATTTTATTTGATGCTGAAGAAGGTGTTATTGCTTGTGTTAATCCAGAAATATCTGTCCAATTAACAGAACCACTAGCTGAGGCCGATTGAGTATCAGTTTTGACAGTTTGAACAACTTGAATTATATGACCAGCAGGATACAGCACATTTGTAGAAGCCATTGATATTTTTGTTGAATTTGCTGATGCTAAAGTAGTTCCACTCAAGTTTAAGTTAGACAATGTTCAATACTCCATTTATATGTACATTTGATGTAAAATCAACAGGTCCACACATTAAAGCATTTGTATTAGCATCAACTGTTAATACATAGTTAAAAGTATTAGGATTTTGTAACAGTCCTTTTGCTTTAATCTTATCTACAAATACTAAATTGTCTGTTGTTTTTTCTACTACATTATTTACTTTTAATGTGCTTAGTGCACCTGACTTTAATTTTGGCATTTTATCCTGCTATTGCTTTTATTCTGGTTCCGTTGGCCATGTGACGTTGGTGAGGTTTCCCTCTTCGTCTAATTTTGGTGATGCAGTAGATGGTAAATCTCTCAATGATTGTCTGTAGGTCAACCAAGCATTTTTGTCTGTGCCAGGATAGTCAACTGTTGCTCTCCAATCTGTTTCTGCAAGTTTTCTGTTTCTTTCTTGACGTAATAACTGCATCGGTCTAGCATTTTTAAGTTCGTCAAATTTATTTTTTACTTCTGTTTTGGATGGTTTTGGGTCTTTATTGTTTTCATACCAAACGATATTCTCATATTTCTCATATTGAGGAACCCCATTAATTTTTTTGCATTCGTAATGATATTCGTTTCCTTGGCCAGGCGGAGACAATGCTTCTACTGCATCTCCATAAGTATAAATCCATTCATTTGTTTCATGATGTCTTATCATACGGCCACCTCAAAAATAGTTAATCGACAAGCATTATCGTCACTAGAACTAATACCAAAACTGTTTTGTAAACTTGAATGATATACATTTCTATATGAAATTGCAAATCTTATGTTAGATTGTCCTGCGGTAAAGGAACTTTTATAGAGGTCTGAATAATGTAACGTAAATTCGCCTCCATTATCTCCAAGTGCACCCCATGTCATAAAACTAGAGTAAGTCCAATTTGTGCCTGAACCATCTGTACCTCCACCCAATTGATGAGTGTAACTTGTGCCACTATTTGTAGAGACACAAAATCCCAATGATGGAATTGAATATCCCCATGTCCCATAGATCATTGCACTCATCCAAAATTGTGAATTTGCTTGTTTTGGAGTTATATCAACATAAGGTAAACCATCGTTTTGAGTAAACGATGTCCCTGTTACATTAGTAATACTTGAAAGGTCATTACTGCTTCTTACCAACTGAATTACATGGCCGGCAGGAAAAGTTGCATTGCTACTAATAGCAGCTTCATCAGATCCAGTCTGTGTTGCTAATATCTTACCATTTAATTCTAATTGAGGCATATCACCCTTTAAGCATCATCAATGACTTCATATGAAATAAAAATATCAGCAGTGGCTGGGTTCGCTCCTGCTTCTAATT